CTGCGGACAGCCTGACCGCGCGCAACACTTGCCTACTTGCTGGTTCCTCCTGCGAGACATTGGGGCATCTCGCGCCCGACTTGCGGATGCCTGGAACCGTCGCGCGGCTCCCGCAGCTGGAACGGAGAACGATACCGAGCGCCTCGACTTCATGATCGAGCAGGAGTGCCAGATCGAGCACATGACCCGTCCCGGCGCCGCGGCGCTCTACCGTGTGCGCTGGCCGTGGGAGCAGCGGGAGATGCGAGCCTGGAGCGCAACGCCACGCGAGGCAATCGACGCCGCCATTGCAGCCAAGGAGCCGCCATGTGGGCCATAACGATCTACCGCCTGATGTGGGAGATGTGGACCGCTGAGTGCACGAGGTGCGGCGGCAACCACTCGCTGAGCAAGTGCACCTGGCCGCCGGCGCCACGGTCGAAATCGGAAACGGAATAGGGAGTGAACTGTGAGCGAAAAAGAAATCCTCGAAGCGATCCTACAAAAGCTGAGCGAGAAGTCAGTTCCGGTTCAGATCGACCTGTGGGACGTCGAAACCATCGCGCGCGTGTTCAAGCGTAGCGAAACGCAGGTGCGCAACCGCATGATCTGTTTGCCTGACTTCCCGAAGGCAATCAGGCTTCCTGCAGCCAGTGGCGGGCGCAGCCGACCTCTATATCGCGCAACCGAAGTGCTGGAGTGGACGCGTAAGTATCAAGACCGGCACTGAACCTGGAAGGCGCCTAATCAATCAAGGCGCGTTGCCATATCCTCGGCCGATTCGTTGTAATAGATTTGCAACTTTTTCAGGTCGCGGTGCCCTGTCATGCGCGCCAGATCGAGCACATGCAACTTCTTCGCTAGGCGCGTGATCGCCAGATGGCGGGTATCATGGAATGTGGCCCCCGCGATTCCGGTGCGATTGCGCGCTTTGCGGAAGAGGGCATCTAGTGATGCGGACGTGACGCCGAATACCGTGCCGCCTTCCTCTGGCTCGGGTAGAAGCTTCAGCAACTCGACAGCACGTAACGATAGCGGTACGGCGCGCTTTGTTCCGTTCTTCGTCTTAGGCAACGTGGCAACTCGCCCGGAAATCTGCGCTGGCATCAGGCCACAAATTTCGCCGGCACGCATGGCTGTCTCTATTGCAAACAGAAACGCGATACCTACGCGCTGGGTTGTCGTCTCCACCGGATCGGACTGGTCGACGTCGATCCCGAGGGCGGCGCAAAGGCGCTCAATCTCATCCTGGCTATAGAGGCGGTCGCGTGGTGGCGGATCGGCAGGGCGACGCACATCAGTGGTAGGCGACTTAGCGATCCACTTCCATTCCTTTACTGCGCTGACGAAGACGTGCGACAGCAGGTTCATGTCACGGTTCACGGATGAGCCGAGCACCTTATCGGCAAACTTTTTTTCCTCGGTCCCTTTCAGTCGTTGATCACGCCACTTGCCCAGCACCTCTGGCGTAATGTCAGCGAGCTTCCAGTCCTTGAGCGGCACACCATCGATGCACATGCGCCCGATCGCAGCCATGCGGATCACTTCCTTCTCATGGCCGCCCTTGTGGACCGATACCTCTTTCTCGTAGCGCCGGAATGCATCATCTACGGTGCGGCCACGCTGGATACCGGTGGCCTTCTCCTGCCTGATCTCGGTCTCGCGCTGGGCCGCCCAAGTGGTGGCCTCAGTCTTTGTCGAGAAGGTACGAGACTCGCGAACGCCTTGTGTCGCAATCTGTACCCGCCACCCGTTCTTTTCTTTTGAGAACGACGCCATCTCATCACCCCATGCCTAACTGTACGCGCGTAATTATGGCGTAATTTGCGCGTAATGGCTGAGTGAATAGTGGGTATATATTGGGGTTTACTGTTGATGATCAGGTTGCTATGGAATTCGCCTAAGTGCTTGATCTATATGGTAATGATACACAGTGTTAGGCATTGATATATAGCATCGTGGTGCCCGGAGCCGGAACCCTAACGCCAGTGTTATCAACGGCTTACAGGCGTGGCGCGTAAATTACGCGTAGCCATCATTTGGCATTCACTGCCCGGCACTCTTCGAAGCGCTGGACGACCTCGGCGTATCGTGACACGAGGCCTGCAATTGCTGCTCCGTAGCCGAGAACGTCTGCAGCAGCTTCCGGCACAAGGTCCGGTCCTGCTCCGTCAGTTGCAGGCGCGGCGGCAACGGATCGATCACCGGGCGCGGCGGCGGCCTGTACGGGGCTTGCGGGGCAGCGCAGCCGGTCAGTGCCAGCGCGCACGCGGCGCTGAGCATCAGCGAGAGCTTGGGCATGTTCTTTATCCTTTCGTGTGGCATCGAGGTCGCGTGCGGCATCTTTGGCCCGCTGGTCCGATTCCAGTTTTCGATATGCTGCAGCGTCACGGTCGTGCTGAGCCTTTCCGGCGTCGACGGCCGCAGCGTAGCCGGCGTTGTACCGCTCGGCGCCGTAGTGATGCAGCCCAAACCAGCCGGACACAGCCAGCGCCGCGGCGATCACAAGCCCGGTCAGGAAGCGATCGAGCGTGTCGATGCCGATCACGGTTTCGCCTCGGCCGGAATGAACAGCTTGGCCTCTGCTGCCCGCCGCTTCACAAGCCCATCCAAAACCTTGCCGCCGGCATGGACCCAAAGCATGAACTGTCCGGACGCGCCCATGTAATCGCCCTTGTTCAGCAGGGTTAGCAGTGTAGATGTGGCCAGTCGGCGCGCGCCCAGATTGAACACGAACGACGTCAGGGCGTCGAACTGGCCCTGTGTCAGTGGCACCTTGACCAGCGATGCGACGGCGGCGCCAGCATCCTCCAAGTCCTGAGACAGCCACATGTCGGCCTGCTCCTGCGAGCAGTGGTCGCCCATCTTGACGCCCCGAGTATGACCAACGCCGATAGTCGGGACGCCTACTGAGTCCAGATATGCCTGAAGACGACAGCCTTCGAACTGGCGAACCAGGGCGCGGCAGGATCCGGACGGCTTCATGTCGGCCGTGCTCATTGCGCCGCCTTAGCCGCTTTCGCTGCGATGCGAGACGCGTGCACGATGTTGTAGATGACCAGCGCGAGACCCACGGCGCGGAACACGTTCGCAGGCAGGTACGGCGCCAAGTCGGGCAGGTTGTCACGCACCGCGGCGATGATCGAGTCGGCGAACGGGTATGCCGCCAGGAGCAAGGCATTCAGCCAGACGGTAAGCGATTTGCGTGCCGCGCGGATGTGATCGAGGATGCTCATGGGTATTCCTTTTTGTCTCGGGCGCGCTCGCGCAAAGTCATCTCAAAGCGAATAATCTGAATGCCAAGGACGACGACAGCCGTCAGCAGGCCCACTATCAAGGCGCAGCGGGAAAGCCAACCGTCGATGATGCCGAACTGCGTGGCGGCTCCAATGCTGGATGTACTCGCCGCGACGAGGGTAGCCACCTTAGGGTTACTCGCCGCCGCCTCGATCGCTGAGCGTACGTTTTCTGGTTCGTTCATGGTTTTGTCTTTCAAGGATTTCGTTCGCCGCCGAGACAATCAGAATGGCGAACCAAAGTGCTCCCAAGAGGATCAGCATGGCGGTCGGGAATTAGTAGGCGAAGCAGTTGGGCATACGTCAAAGCCACCATGTACGTGTTGTAAATGACGGGCGGGGCGTATGCCATGTACAGCAACCAGCCGGCGAAGTTCCCGACGATCGACGCCAGCAGAAGCCGCTGCGAATCCACGCACAGCCGCCCTTGTAAGACGGCCGGCGCGACGAACAGCAGAAGAAGATCGAGCAGCGCGGCGCTCCCGTGAAATAGCAGCATGTCCACCGGCGTGTTCGGCAGCAGCCGGGTTGCCCAGCCGTGAGCGTAGGTCGTCAGCAGGATGAATGCTGCAGCTATAAAGCGCGCGCGCCACGAGTTCATTTCGTCTTCGTCGGCGTGGTTTTCTTCGGCGTCGTCTTCTGCTGCTCGGTCGGACGTTGTTTGCCGCCGCCGGTGCCGGTTGCCATGTTCAGGTGATTCATGTGTTTCCTTTCAGTGGTGGTTGGTAAAACTGTTATGCGACTTTCACGATGATGCGAGCCCGGCCATCCGCCTCGATGGCGATGACCTTGCCGATGGCGCGCATGTATTCGGCCAGCGTCATGTCGGCTTCGTCCTTGGCGATGCCCTTGATGCCATCACCGTCCTGCACCGGCACGATGAATTGGCCAGGCTGCGCACCCAGCACGTTCACGGGCACCTGGCCGGCGAACGCGATACGGTCGACGCTCTGACGCGCCGCTTCGAGTGCGATCTCGAATGCAGCTAGTCCATCGGGATCCGTCGGCCGCTCGCCAAGATGGGCTGCCCATGTATCGCCGCCGACATACGATGGGTTGGTGGACTTCGCGACGAATGCCAATGCCGACGCCCATTTGTCGGTGAGGTTGCCATCTGCGTCAATGCCAACGATCTGGCCTTTCGCGATCTCCCCGCAGCCGGGCGCTTTGAGCATGTATTCGGCGTAGTCGGCGCCGCTGGCATTGACTGTGCCGGCCGTATTGATCGAACGACTCGTAGTCGAATTCTTATTGAGTGCCAGAAAAGTGTTTGCGCCATTGACTCCGGTGCCGCGTGCGTCCTGCATGTAGCCGATTGACGTACCGGCACCTTGGAAGTTCAGAATTACATCTGCTTCAGTCGAGCCTGGGCGATTGATGACATGCGATGAGCCTGAACTGGCGCCCAGAAAACAATTACCATTGGTGTCGGCTGCAAATGCAGTTTTGGCGGTATTGGTAATCAAGCTCCACAACGTGCCTACATAGCTTGTGGTCCAGCCGTTATTGCTGACAAGCTTGTTGGCTGTGTCTTCAATCAGGTAATTTTTAGCACCAGCATCTGCGACGGTCGCGGCGCAGTTGTCGTCGTGGTTCCCTGGTGCATGAAATATCTGATTTGTTCCATCAGGATTCAGCGTTTCGATCATCGCCAGGAATAATTCGAAGTAGTTACCCCAAATTTTCTCGCCGGCGACAGTAGCGCCCAGCGTGATGCCTACCCCTGCTTTCGTACCAGACGTACCTGTGGAGCTTTGCAGAAGGTTGCCTAAATAGCTATTCCCGCCACCTTTATTGATCTGGATCGGCCGATCGGAAAGGATCGTGTTATTGATAAACTTGGTTGCCGTAATTCCTTGCGAACTGCTCTCGGTGATGCCATTGGCGAACGCAAAATCGCTATCTCCGATGATGTTGTTCTCGATGACATGTACATATGCGCCTGCGACAAATGATGCATCGACCGGGCTGGTATCAGTCAGAAGGATGCCGATGCCAGAGTTGTCCACAGCCGCAAGAAAGTAGTTGTCGTGAATATGCGCACGACCGGCATAGACCCTAATTGGAACCTGTGTTGCGCTGGCTGGCCGAAAGATAATGCCGCTCACCTCGCATTGCTGGTGGGCGATGCGCAGCATGTCGAAGGTCGAGCCGTCAGCCGCCGTGATGTATGTGCCGTACTTCGACGCGCCTCGAATGTGCAGGCCCCTGATCGACGTCACGAGCGGCGCCGAGATGCGGAAGTTTCCAGGCGGCAGATCTACCGTGCCGCCAAACGTCGAGAATGAGTTGATGGCCGCTTGTAACGCAGTAGTGATGTCGGTCACGACGCCAGCACGCACGTTGGCAATCTGCGTCGGCGTCATGAAGTCGAACGCGCTCACCGTATCGCGACCTCGATCAAGTAGAGTGCGCGCAACGGCGCCTGCACCAGACTGAAGGAACCCAATCAGAGACGCTCCGGTGGATGCCGCGAGATTGGTGATGAAGTTCAGAACGGTCGTCGCAATACTGAAGTCATCGGACGTGCGCGCATAGAATACTTGCCGGCCATGCTTGTCCTGAACCAGTTCAGAATACGCCGCGTCGAAGAACACATTGGCGGGCGTACCGCCGCGCACGCGCACGATGTAGCCATTTTCGGTACGCAGTGGCTGGGCGGCTTGCTGCGTGCCAGCCGCATCCCAGTACACAGTTACAGGCGCCGTGATAGGGTTCTGGTTTGGCTGGCCGAAGTAGATGTAACCGTTATCGAGGGGATGGCCGTCGAGGTCAGTATAAGTCTTGAAGGGTTGTTCGACTGGGAGCATGCGGATCCTCGATTAGTGCAGGGTGGCGCCGGCCGGTCGGGAGGCCGGCTTGGCATTCTTGGAGGTGACTTGCCCGCGCGTCAGGGCAATCTCGATACGCTTCTGAAGTTGACGGTTCTTCACCTGTTTGGAGAGCACGCGCAGGGTGGATAGAACGGGCACAGGAAGGCCGGTCATCGACCCTGTTACGCCAGCCTCGGCTAAGGCCGCGAGCAGCACGGAGGCCGTGTTTGACGTGTTCACAGCGCCCGGAGGCGTCGTGTAGATCACCTTTGCAAGGTCATTCAGATCGCGAAGGTGCTGTGCGCCTTGCTTGCCAAAGATGGTTTGCAGACGGCCGTCGGCATCCAAGCGTTTGATTGCGCGGTCAAGCTTTGGCACCGATAGGATCACATTGCCCCGCTGATCGGTCGCAGTGTTCGCGAAGGCCTGATCTTTGATCCAGTTCATCGTCTCGCCCTGAAGGTCGCGCCATGCCTGCTGGCCGGCCTGCACTACCTCGGGCGGAGCATCCTTACCATGCGTGAGCGCGCGCCGCACGGCGCCAACATCCTCGCGACTGGCGTTCAGGATTGAGTGTTCGAATACGTCAGCAATCGCTACCTTGCGATCCGCCATGCCCTTCTTGTTGTTCAGCAGGGAAGCGACAACGCCCCGGTCCTCGTATTTCTTTGCCAGGTTCTCGCGCAGGCGCCGTGCTTGGCGATACAACGGCCCGATAACCGGCTCCGTCGCACTGTCGATCGCACCCTTGAGGATGGCGGAATTGCGGACGTTAGTCGGCTCGAAGTCGGTTGCGTTGCCGATCGCACGGCGCAGCAATTCAGCATTCTTCACGGTGGTCGGCTGCGCCACCAGATTTCCGTCTGCATCCTCGATAGCGGCGCCAAGTCGGATAGCGCGCTTGCGAGCGACATCCAGCAGTGGCGATACGGCGGCATCGGGCGCACTGTCGTTCAGGAATCCGATAGCTGCGTCGAGCGTGACCGGCGCGGCGCCTTCGGCCGATTTCTCGGCGTTCTTATACGCGACACGCACGCGGGTCTTGTCGTACTCCAGGCCGCTACGCAGGCCAGTGTCGACCGATCGACCGGTGCCGGCCAGGTCCGGAGTTTCTTTGCCCGTCTGGTCGACGAGGTTGTCGAAATGCTTTAGCACCTGCTCGTTCTGGTCGGAGTAGCGATTGCGCAGGGCGTTACCGTTCTCTCCCTTAGCCGTCTCCTGTTCAAAGCGGAGTTGATTCTGTTCGCGAGTAGCCTGCCCCAGCGTCAAGTCGACACCAACTTTTTCGGCTACCTGCTGACGCTGGGTAGCCATGTCGGTGCCGGCAGCGCCTACGCTGGCTTTAGTGCCCGGTGTCGGCGCGTCTGCTACCGGGTCGGCGTTACGCTCCAGCGTGCGCTGCACACGGTCCGCGATGTCTGGCGATACTTTGCGGATCTGGGCGACTATGGGCTGCTCAGGTGCGCCCTTTGGCGCCAGCACCGCATCCGGCAACGTGCGCACGGCATCGCGTAGGCTTCCACCTTTGCCGCCCATAATTGCTTCGTCAGTTGCGGCCACTTTTGGCGCCGTCTTGCGCAGTGCTTCGATTGCAGGAGCATTGTTCTGAGCAGTCTCGCGTGCCATATTGGCTCCGGCCCGTGCGCCTGCGCCGGCTGCGGCGAGTTCGGGCATCAGCGCGACAGGCAGCGCGGAATTAATCGCTTCTCCAGTGGCCTGCGTGTAGTCCTGGCCGAGTTGAGTACGTGGCTGATAGGTCAGTGCATTCGCGCCTTCTCCGGCAGCCTGCTCGATCTTCGCCATGCTCTGGGGCGTGCCGAATTCGCCCGTAGCTACGGCGCCAGCAAGACCGCCGAGCGCGCCACCAAGCATGCCGAGAGTGCCGCCCGTCGCGCCAGTGGCGAGAGACAATGCTGTCTCACCGATGCCTTTTATCTTGTCGACCAGCGACGGATCGGCCGGCGCGGCCGGCTGCGGATCGGGCACGTAATGCCCGGTCACGTCAACGCGCGGGATGCTCGGATCGATTTCGGTGGTTGGCACACCGGATGGCAGGGACTGGATGTAAGCGGCGAGACGCTGCGCGGCCGCCGTGTCGCCGGCGGCGTCGGCATTGCGCAGGGCCTGATAGAGCTTTTCGCGGTCGTCCGCCATCACTTGCCCCCGTACTTCTTCAGCAGGGCGCTGATGTCGGCCGGGTGATCAGCTACGGCGGACGGCGCCGCGTGCGCGCCGCCTCCGATCTGGCCGCGCAGATGTTCGCGCACGTTCTGTGGTGCGCGCGATGCCGCTGCCATCTCGGCAAACATCTGGTTGACGGTGGCCTCATAGGCGCTTTGGCTCTGTGCTGCCGACAGGATCTGGCGAGCGTGGTCGTAGTCGGACACGGTCGGCTTCTGTCCACGTGCCATGGCTCCGGCGTAGGCTGAGACGAGGCCATTGTTTGCGGTGGCGAACTTCTTGAGTGCTGGGTCGTTGGTCTGCGTATCGAACATGACCTGCGCTTTCCCGAACGGCAGGAAGCCAGAGCGGGACACCTGGCGCCCAGCTTCGATCGCAAGCGGGGCCAGTTCCTTGGCCTCGGAAATCGCGTTCTCGACGCGAGCGCTGATGTTCGCGGACGTTCGCATGCCAGCCGTGAGCCCTTGGTAATCGGCCATCTTCGCGGCGATCTGCGGGCCGGTCATGCCGGCCGCTTTCGCTTCCTTCGTGATGGCCTGGCGCAGTGCGACGATGTTGGCGGCGCCTTGCGCGCCTCGGCCAAGGTTCTGCATCACGCTCTTGTCGCCAGCAAGGTATTGCTGGGCCATAGTCGTCAGCGTGTCAGCGTCGAGCGTGGGCTCGGTGTCGCCTTTGTCTTCCTGACGCTTGTTGATCGCCTCCTGCACGGCGAGCTGCGTGGCATTGTTCATGCCAGTCGTCTTGATGCTGGTGTCGGACTGCAGCTTCGCGTTCGCATCCGGTGTCGTGAACTTCTTCTGCTCCTCCGGCTTGATGCCCATATCGCGGATCCCGGCAAGGTAATCCGGCACCGCCTTCGGATCGGCCGGGATACCGTCGATATAGCCCTGCAGATCGTCTTTCGGGATCACGCCTTGCGCGGCCAGCGTGCGGAACATGGCTTCGGCTTGCGTCGGCTTCACGCCAGTCTTAGCAAGCGCGCCGGCCTTCTGCGCGACGATACCGAGGTTCTTGAGCGTGTTATCGGACTCCGCAGTCCCGGCATCCGCATTGGCCTTGCGCACCGCAGCCGGCGCAAGGTCAGATGCGCGCTGTTCCTGCCCAAGCGCGACAATGCCGTCGATAGCGGCCTTACCCTTCGGGTTCGCAGCGATCATTGACTTCAAAATGAAGTTCGCCGCATTCGGGTTTGCGTCGACCTGATCGGCCTTTGCGCGTAGAGCTTTCGACTCAGGCGTCGGCGCTCC